GGTTCATTTTTCTATCCTCCTACTATTACGCGCCACATTGTAGAATTTGAATAGCTTCAGGTAAAATAACCTGTCCACCGATTCTTCTTCTAGCAATGTATCTGACGTTTCCGCTTGTTGCTTGTGTAAATGGATCTCTCATTACTGACATTTGTACTCTATCAACAATTAAGTAACCTCTTCTAAAATCACCAAAGAAAATTGGTTTAGTAGAAGAACCCACATCAGCTACATCAGTAGCCTCTACATATGGAGCTCCTAAAATTGTATTAGGCACACCTACTTGTAATGAAAAACCTGCTTGGAATACATAATTTCCAGCACCATCTTGTAGCTTTCTAACTGCCGCTAAAGTTGATCTGTTCATTACGAATGTTCCATTTCTAGAATAGTCTGGTTTCACTGCGTGGTATAGAGTGATCAGAGAGTTTGCATTTAAAGATGCAGATACTCCAGATGCAGTCACGCCAACATCAGAATTACTTACTATTCCTTCTGGTTTTCCTACAGAGTTACCACTTACAAATGCGTTACCTTCAGCTTTTGCAAACTGTTCAGTAAACTCACCAGTCATTTCTTGTTCAAGATTGAAAACTGAATCTTCTAATTCTTGTTCTGAAATGTCCACTAACGCATATAGTTCGTGTGTTGGAATCTCTTCCATGCCAACTTGATAGCCAGTAGTCTCTGTTCTAGATCCTTGCTCTGCAACGAAAGTTGCTGCAAATGTACTTGTTCTTCTTGGAATTTGTACTGATCTATTAGTTGTACTTCTGACTCTCGCAATTGATCTAATTGGAGAGATTTCTACAATACCTTTGATTAACTCTTGCACATATTCTGGTGGTGCTAAGTAACCAGCAGTATTGTCGTTTGATGCAGTAAGAACCTTTACCTCTTCTGGAGATAATGCTTCTTTACCATCTCTTAACCATTTATCAAAAACCTTTTTCTCCATTGATGTGTCAGCTTTTGCTGAAATATCAAATCCAGGTCTTGATACAATAGTTTCTATTTTATTAAGCTTCTCTTCGTTTGCATCTTGAGCAAGTTTAGCTTTTGTCACCTTTTGGTTTACATCTTCTAATTGGTCTAGAGATTTTTCAATTCTAGCTAATTTTTCAGATGTAATAACATCAGCAGATCCTTTTGATTTGATTTGCTTTAGTTCTTCTTGGTGAGTTTTTTTAAACTCCTCAAACGCTGTTCCGAGTTGCTCAACAGCAGATTTTATTTCGTTTTCTACCATTGTGTCCTCCTATTTGTGTTTGATTAAATTAGCAACTTTATTAATTAAAGAAACTAACTCTTGTTTATTTTCAGCCTCTCGCTGATTTAGAGATTTATATAATGCTTTAGCACCTATTTTACTCTCTGTTCGTGATAGACCTCCTACCTCTCGTAAGATGTCTTCCCATTCACGAATATTTTTTGAATTACCTTTTACTGAAGTGATTAACGCTCTTTCATTCATTGGAAAGGTAACTAAACTTATTTCCATTAGATCAACTTGTTTCAAAGTTCTAACGCCTCTTTTGTTTTCGTTATAACCTTGTTTTTGTGGATCTGCTCTAAAACCTATAGACATACCATCTAATGCACCCATTTTAAGAAGTTCATATGCTTCTCTACCTTTTTGTGTGCCTAATGCTAATCTACCTTTTACGAATAAACCTTTTTGATCTTCGTATATTTCTTCAAATACACCGATAGGTTCATCTGTTTTATGTTGGAATAACATTTTAACTTTAGTTGCAGGTCTGTCTTGTAATGATTTAGTAAATGCACCTTTTTGTACAATATCATTTCCTTGATCTTCATTACCAAAAATTGAACCATAACCACTAAACACTCCTTGTTCACCTGCTTTAACTTCTGATTCAAATACTAATGATTTAATTTCGCTATCGCACTGACAGTTACCATCCATTTGACAAACACAAACTTGTTTGTTTTTTGGTTTCTTATCATGCATTCCCATTTCTTCTTCTGGTTTATGACCACCTGCTTCTTCATTTTCATCATGACCCATTTTAGCAACTGCTTCCATATATGATTGATGAGTGCCACAAGGCATAAAAACTTCTTTTCCATTATCCATAGTAGTATGGATTCCAACACAACCAATTTCTTTTGCTCTTTCTCTAGCTTCATCTTCACTAGCAAACATATCTTTTGCTTTAGCTTCTTCTTCGTGTGCTGATTTATCTTTTTCTTTTTCTTTATCTGTATCGTGATAACCTTTTGAAATCTCTTCCATTGTTGTTTCCTCCTTTTTATTTCTACTGTTCCATAAACTGTTACAAACAGCAAACCTTTGATTTCTTGATGGGTAATCATCAACAGATGTTTCGTCACCCATACATCTTTCTATAAAATCTTCCTCTTTTTCTTTATCTTTTGGTTTAACTAAAGGCATTATATTTTAAAATTATTTTTAATATTTTCTAATACATCCATAACAAACTTATGAGTCTGTTTAAATGATGTATATTTGTTAAAGAAATATCCCCCTGCAAAACCAATTAAAAAAAATATAAATAATTTCATATACTACCTCTACAAGAAATCTGGTGTTGTGTAAATAGAAACACAACGACAATTTATTGTTTCTTCTGGTGGTCCACCTGGATCACCTGGATATTTTAATCTATACCCACCAACTACAAATTTTTCTTCTATACCCACTTGCTGACCACTTGCAATTGTATGAGTAACCCTAGTTCTTGCATCTTGGACTGCTACCCACTCTTTTACAGTGCCTGCAATATTCATGTTTTCTGCTACTAATTCGTTAGCAAAACTTGCAGTTCTGTGGACTTCTGTTCTAGCAATCAAGTTTGCCCTATAAGCACCCATTCCTAAAATAGTGTTTCTTAAGGCATTTCCAGTATTTTGTACTGATTGACCGCTTGAAAACCCATCATTTATCACATTCTGAATTTTATTTCTAGTACTATCATTAATTCCTGTTACTAAAGTTCCAACATTTTCTTCAATGTATTTATCTAAATCTGTTTGAAATTCTGTTTCAAAATCTTTTATGTTCTGCATTCTGTCCAATGAATAGTTTTTAAAAGCATCAGCAACAACCCTATATTGTACTCTGAATATGTCTTTCAATGAATTAAAAGCATTATTTTGTCTTATTTGTACTAATACAGTTGAACCATATTGAAAATCTTCTCTCAATTCATTTCCTAAATTGGTAAAGTAATTTTTTAATCTAGATGTAAATTGTCTTATAAATGGTTCTCTTAACCGATTTTGTCTATGCCATTCTCGGTTTTTTACATTCTTAAATATTTTTAATTGTCGTTTATTATAAATCATTAGTGAAGCGTTACATCTATTGGTCTGATTGTTTCTGATAAATCTATATTTTGTGTAACATAGATATAACTTGCTGAATGAAGTGCTTGATCTTCTTGTTCAAATGGTCCTATTCTAATAACGATTTCGTGATCATCATTATTATCTCTTTCTATAAAGAGTCTTGATACAATTTTTTTGTCCATAGCATAATCCTTATGTTGCTAATGGATGACCATCTGGAAGTAAATCTAAATCAAATTTTCCACCTTGAAATCTGTTGTTTCTTACAGCAAATAAAAAAGCATTTACTCTAGCATATGCCCATTGTTCTTCACTTCTTACACCTGGTCTTACAGATGCAGGATTAGTTCTATAAGCACCTACGCCTCTTCTGAATACTGCACTTAACATTCTTAAATTTACTTTCTTCTTGGGATTGTCACCATATTTTTCATTGTGATCTTCCACCTTTTTTTTTAGAGCTTCTCTAACTGTTTCTGTTATTCTTTTTTCTTCTTCAGTTTCTTGTGTTGCTTCTAACTCAATTAAGTCATCATAATTTTTTCTACCCTCTTGTTTTTTGATAACTTCTAAAACAACATCTTTCATTCCCTGTTTACCTAATACACCAATTGCACCCCATTTCATTTGAGCAACAACTCCTGCTATACTAGATAGATTTGGTTCTTTACCACTTCTGAATTGTCTTCCATCTCTAAAGTGCCTTGCAATCCAGGCTTCTCTTTCTCTAATCCAATCTAATACACCTTCTGTTTCAGCACCCTCTCTTGCTCTACCCCAAAGCATGAATGCTTCGTTACCTCTGATATTACCACCTGCTCTCCAAACTTTAGGATTATCATTTTTTACATTAACTGCAAAATTGTAATCAAATTGTGGATAGTTACTATTTCTTAATGAAACTTTTTTATTATCTCCTCTTTTTGGAAAATTAGTTAAATCATCTTCAGCTTTTATAATTTCTACTGGAGCATCTGGGTCTAACTCCATTGTATCTTCTTCTAATTCATTATTCTGTTCTTCTGGTATATCTTCATCTCTACCAGGTTGTTCTTCATCACCAGCAATATTTAAAGGCATTAAATTAGCAGGTACTAATAAACTGTCAGCACCATCTAATGGTTCGTAACCTAATTGTTCTCTAGCTTCATTTCTAGTTAAGATACCATTTTGCACTCCCTGTGTAACAGATTCAAAAACTCTTTTTCTTTGCTCTGCCATAGCAGGTATAGAATCAATATCATATCTTAATTCTAAATCTTCTCCGAACATAGGAGTAAGCCACTCATTTAAATCAGCTTGTACTTTATCTAATAATGGAATGATTGTTTCATTGTATAATGCAAGTTTAGCTTCTGCAAAATTAGAATAAGTTTGTGAATCTGGAATACCTATTAACTGACTTGGTACACCATAAACTAATGCAATATCTTTTGCTGACATATGTTTTAATTGAGTGAAGTCCATATCTTTAGGAGATAGTCCCATTTCTTTCCAATCAAAATCACCCTCTAGTAATAATGGTTTTCCTGCATTTGCTGTTCCAGAAAATCTTTGATTTATATCGTTGATTAATTGATTTCTTTGAACATCTGATAATTGCATTTGTGCACCAGTTTCATCTTTAGGTTTGAATACAACTGCACCACTAGGTCTTGCACCATTTTGCATTAAATTAACATTATGTTTATTTGCTAAATTATGTTGATCAATATCTACACTTGATGCTTGAATAGGTGACATTCCATAAAAATCATCTAATGGATTAAAATATTTTATATGTTTAACTTTTGAGTTACCTGTTGCTTGATCTACTGTGTAACTATCTACAGCTTGACCTCCAATAATATAATCATACGAAAGAGGCATAGCTCTTTTACCTGCTCTAATTTTTATTCTATCTGGTCTTAAATTATATAATTCTGTAGGAGGTGTTCTATCTCCACCAACTGATAAGATATAACTGTTACCAGAAATTAATAAGTAAGCATAAACTGCTTGGAAAAATTCTACCTGTGAAATAACTGGACTAGGATTATATAATAAATCTAATAGTGGATGTTCTTCTAATTCTTGATCACCTCTAAATAAATTAATTGTAACTCTACTTGCACTATTTGCAATTTCATTAACGCATCTATATACTATTGCGTTTTGTTGATAGCCTTCTTCTGCTAATTGATCATATCTAACTTTATATTGAACGCTTGTTCCTAATGAATTGTAATAAACTACAGGAGCCTCTTTTTTATTTTTCTGTTCTTCTTTTTGTGGTGTTGTAAATGCGTTTCTAATATTATCTAAAATTCCCATTATGTAATTCTCCAAAGTGCTTTCTTGGTTGATTGTAAACTATCATATAAGGTAGCTAACACATCAACTTGGTCATCATGTAAGTCGCTTACTCCTGTGAAACCCATGATTTCTTGCAAGAATATGTTTACCCAATTTTTATCTTTAGGCAAATGTATTCTACCATCATTCCATGCAGATGCAACTGGTTGTGCTCTTACAAACTTATCGTTTCTAGCAGGTCTTGAAACAATATTCAAGGAATGTTCTTTTCTCATAAAATCTACAATACCTTTTTCTGTACCACCGATATATGCGTATATTGGTGATTCATATTTTTCTTGATAACCTTTAATAATAGTTGCAAATTGAGTAGCTTCTACTTGACCTCGCCAAACATCAATCATGTATATTTGATCATCAACAATTTTTGCTACACCTGCAACAGAATAATCTGAATATGTTTTTGTAGAGTATGCAAAATCTACTGCTATTACTGTTCTTCCTCCATCTGGGAGTTTATCATAGAATACTGGGTCCTTAAATACCTTACCACCTTTGATATATGGTTGTTGTTGATACATAGCTGACCACCAGAAATCACCTACTTGACGCTTTCTTTCTTCTAAGATTTTTTTGGAATATCTAGCTTCCCACAATGCTTCTCCAGGAGTTCTTCCAAGAGGGTCATTATGTTCTGCAATAGCAGGTAAATTAACTACTTCCCATTTATCACCATCTAATTCAGCTTGTTTTAATAACCTACCTGCAAGATCATCTACATGCCATCTAGTCATGATGATAATAATAGCTGATTGTGGAGATAATCTGGTACTAGCTACTGATTGATACCAATCTAATGTTTTATCACGATATACTGTACTCATAGCTTGTTCGTTGTTTTTTACTGGATCATCAATAATAAATATATTTGCACCTCTACCTGTGATACCACCACCAACACCAACGCAATACATAGAACCACCTTGTTCTGTTTCCCAGTTTCCTTGAACATTAATATTTTGATTTCTTTTTACTCCATAATATTTAGGTACAGTTTCATCAAATACTTCCTTTGCTTTTCTCCCCCATGATACTGCAAAAGATGTTTCATAACTTGCTAATATCAATTTATTCATTGGGTGTGTTGCTAAATACCATGCAGGAAAATATTTAGATGTAAATTCAGATTTGCCATGTTGAGGAGGCATATTAATCATCAATCTTTTGATCTTTCCACTAGCTACTTGAAGTAATTTAGAGTTAAGATATTCTAAATGTTTTGGAAACTTCCAGGTAAAATTACTTGATAGCATAGCAAACCCTCCAGGTTGGCTAGTTACTATCTTCAACTTTTCGTAATAATCTACTTGCAAGTTCTGCTGACTCTTGGTCTTGTCCGATTCGTTTAATAAATTCATCTTCTACTTTCGTATTTTGTTCAACATTATCTTTTGATATTTGACCTTTTGCTACTCTTTCTACTTCTGTTAATAGTTTAAATGGATGTGCTATTTTAGAAACTATTGCAACTAATTCTACATCAGACATCTGACTAAAGTCTAATGCTTTTTTCTCTTTTAATCGTTTTAATAACTCCTGTGCAGGTGTAATTAGTGAATAAGTCATTTGTAATGCTTGATTACCTTGACGCTTTCCCATTTCCTCTATTTCTGCTTTCATAGCATTATATCGGATTTGTGCTTGTTGTTTATCAAACTTATCTACTCTTGATACCCATCCATATTTAGATGATAACTTTTCTATTTCTCTAACTGATAGTTGGACTTCTTCTGCAACTTTTTTAAGAGTCCTTTTATAACCCATGTTTTGATATACGAGGTAAAACTCATAATGTTTATTAGATTCATCTTGATCTTTATTTATCATTACTATTTTCTATTAAAATATATTATAAACCGAACTCTTACCGAACTATTACATCATTACGACTTGATTATCAATCAATTGAAAGTTGTCTATGATTTAGAATAACAATTATAGCAATAAGTTTTATAATTTGGAATTTCATTTGCTTTGCACATTTTGACAAATGAACTATCGTTCCATAATTGTTTATTGCATACTACACAGGGATTTATCATGAATATTCTATCACCAGAATGTTCCCATTTTTTTTTAGGTTTTTTATAAGAATTTCCTTTTTTTTTCATGTTCTTGTTTTGTTCTTCCTGGATAGAGCGAAAAATGGCTTCAATCCTATCTAATAATACTAATAATAATTAATAAAAACTATTGACAATTATTAGTAGATTTGATACTCTTAGTTATAACAAAAAGGAGACAAAATGAACACAATAATTTGGACTTTAATTATGATGGTTTTAGTTGGATACGCTTTAGGATTAGTAACTGTGCAAATTTGGAATATCAAAAATAAAATGACAAAATATTTAGGATATAATGAAATTTTAGGTAGAGAGGAATATAGAATTGAGGACTACTATGGCTAGAAAAAAATTAAAAATCAAAGTTAGCTTACCAAGAAATGTTAGAGATCAAGCATTTCATTGGATTATGGAAGATGCTACAGAGTTCTTTGCAAAAAAATTGATGGGTACTAGATTAGCAAATCTATTGAATATCAGAGTTCATGTTAGAAAGACTACAATGTGCGATAAAACTAGAGGTCAAGTTACTCTATATGCAACTGGTAGCAGAAGACAGAGAGATTACAAGATTGAGTTGAATTATGCAAAAGGATTACACCAGTGCATTGAAACTCTAGCACATGAAATGGTTCATGTTAGACAGAAAGCTAAAGATCAATTGCAATATAGATACAATTACACAAATGGCAAAATTATGGCAAGATGGATTAACAATCCAGTAATGCCTGTAGAGGAAATCCCTTACATTGACAGGCCATGGGAAATAGAGGCAAGAAAATTGCAAAAGGGATTATACAAAGATTACATTGAATATGTAAGAGTGAAACATGCAAAAACACAGGAGGAAAAATGCAAATCAAATTAGAAATAATGACTTATAATAATTTTGAAGAAAGGACTTTTAAAAAATATGATGATTTATTTGACTTCTGTAGAAGTAGATTTTGTATGCTTGTAAGTACTGATTTTGATGGTCTTAATAAAGATGCTGAATCAATTGCAAAAACAATCTGGAATGCAAGTACTGGTGAATACATCAAAACAGATATGGGTCATATAATCTGTATTGCAGATAAAAAAATATTAAATAATTCAGATATTGCTTTTAAGAAAACAGTCACGAAAGAAATGGTTAAATATTGGCTTGGTGTTGATTATCATAAATGGATTGCTGATGTGATAGTTGATATTGCTAATAAAAATGATTCAGATTTATCAAAAGAAATAAACAACTCATGGGAGGAGCATTTACAATAATGAAAAAAATATCTCAAAAATTTTTGGATTATATCAAGAAATCTAATGAAAAAGCAAAGAAATATAATCTAGAAAATAAAGGTACTGGAAATTTCATGTCATTAATGGTTGAAAATCCTAAACATTGGGAGGATTATGAAATATTCAATTTGCGTGATCTTGTTAGATATAATCTTGAAACTTATATATGGGATGAGTTTAAGTCTGTTAATGGTATTAGACCTAGATTTATGAATTTTAAAGAAATGGGTATAAGAGAATTGAGGAGGCAGGTTAATCTTTTAAAAGAATAGCTTTTGTGCATAATATCGTGCATGAAAAAAACTTATAGACCATTACCTGCTTCATTGACTATAAAACAATCTGAAATTGAGGGATTAGGATTGTTTGCAGTAAATGATATTCCATCGCACATGATATTGGGAATATCGCATTATAAGATAAATAATTCATTCATAAGAACGCCTCTTGGTGGATTTATCAATCATGCAGAAGATTCTAATTGCAAGAAATTGCTTACTAATAATGATAGATTTTATTTGATGTCTAAACGATTTATAAAAGCAGGTGAAGAATTGACTCTCACATATACGCTATATAATGTTACTTATCGTTAGTTGGCACCCAAGATTTTCCAAATCCTTCAACATCTTTAGTACCTCTGATAGTCATACCAGAATTATCTAATAATCTTTCAAGTTCTTCTTCTTCCATACTTAACCTATCCATTATTTCTTTATCAGATAGATTATCTTCTTTCATTTCTCTTACTATATCAGCCATTTTAAGAACAGCATGAGTTCCTCTTGCACGATTATGTCTTATTGTGGACATCATTCGGTGATCTTTGTCAAAATTAACAATAACACATGGCACTTTTCCATCTGTCATTTCCATTAATTCTGGAGTACCCGATACTGTCCATCTGTGAAAACCATCAACGATTGTTTTATCTTCTAAAATTACGATTGGTTGAGTCCATCCATCTTCTTTAATTGAAGTTTTTAATAACTCTAATTCTGGTGGTGCAACATGATTTGGATTATAATCGTTTGCATTTAATTCATTTCTATCAATCCATTGTACTTGATTGACAGGTTGCTTATCAATACCTTGTTTCATCTTTTAACCTCATTTCATCTATTAGTTTTTTACTATGTGAGTCTGCAAGACTAGACATTGTTCTTAATCTTCTGCCTTTCATATCACCTCTTAATGCAATCATACACAAACCTTTCCAGGATAATCCAGTTATATTATCTGGTTTAGTTTCTGGTACTGCTCTTTTTGCAATTGTTAAATGATTTTTAACTGCATTCTTGACATTATTCAAAATAAATTTTTGTTGTTCTGGATCATAAAGTGCAACATTATCATAGAACCAATCTTTCCAAGTTTTGCCTTTTGGAAGTGTGATACCTCCGAAACCATACAATTGAGTTCTTGAATATTTTTCTGCAGTTGCCGCTCCAGGTACTCTATCGCACATTTTAGCCCAGAGTTCTGGCCAACCGACTTTGTATTGCCAGAGTCCTCTCATTGGTTCTTCTCCAAAAGGAACACAAACTCTTTGTTCATGTTTACTGACTCCCATTTTATCTAAAACATCATAGACTTTATTATAATCCCAATTATAGATTTTAGGTGCTAACCAAACATCAGAAGATGTCCAATCATAGATTGGTGAACATCCATAACTATAACCACTTCTTGCATTTGTTATCCAATTATCTTTTGTTCTATGAGCAACTGCTCTAAACCTAGTTAGACTTTCTTGTGCCCTCAAACCTCTAACATCAGCAACTCTACCATCTGTATGATCATATACTCTATGAGATACTTCTGGAATTGCATGACCAAATTGAAAACCATTGACATGAGTTTCTGCAAAATCTGGAATAGGTCTTACCCATTTATCTCTACAGTTAGGATCAAAAGGATACCAGAAAGGGTTTCTTCTAGAACCCCCATTCCTGTGCTTCACAGGCACGCACAGCCACTTTAATCTAATATCTGGGTGGTTTTTAACCCTCATAAGATATTCTTCTGTTTCTGGCATTATTACTTCCTCATCCCAGAAATAAACATCTAGAGGTAATTTATTTTTTTCTCTAGCTACTTTTAAACCTAGATTTAAACAAACTGTGCTATCTTTGCCACCAGAAAATGAAATAACGACTTTATCAAAACTATCAAATAAATAACGAAATCTATTTAAAGCTGATTCATAGACATTAGTTTCAATTTCTTTTTTCTTTAGTACTACCATAATGAGTGAATAACATGACAATAATTCCACTAGCTAACACAGTAAATAATGAACCGATTACTTTTAAATCAGTTAATCCATTAAATCCTGCAATAGCAAATAAAGGAACACCGATACAAAGTGATGTAAGGATTCCATAGAACATTCCTCTTTCAGAAAGTTTCTTATAAACGATTGTCAAAATTGTAGGTAAAAGGGTTGATGCTCTTAATGTTCCATAAAAAATAAATAGATATAATATTTTTAAATCTGGAATATTAGCAATTAAGATACCTCCGATTGCCAAAGCTATCATTCCCATTTTAGCTGTTTTTAATTTATCTTTTGAATTTCTTAAAATATCTGTACTTACAATAGATGATATTGAACATAATCCAGAGTCTAAAGTAGAAACTAGACCAGACAATAACATCCAAACAAAAGGAATTAGAATTATTTTTGGAAGTAATTCATTTACTGTAATGATATTTATTAATTGTGCATTTGAACCTGCATCAATTCCCATACCTGCCGCCATAAAACCAATGATAGATGTAAATATTGGAACAACTCCAAAGACTAATGCTGAAAGTAAAAATGCTTTCTTGACATCTTGTTTTTTTGTAGTAAATGCTCTTTGCCAGAAGGATTGATCTCCAAAGGGTCCTGCTAACAATCCAATTGTTACAACGATACCAAAGGAATATGCAACTCCTGGATCAAAGATATTAGAGTACTCGCCAGATATACCACCAATACCTTTGACCAGAATCTCATGACCGCCTCCTTTGACATACACTAATGGAACAACTACAAAGACAACCACTAGGATTATTATCATCTGCCAAACATCTGTCATAATAGATGCTCGTATTCCAGAAACTAGACTGTAAGAGAGAGCTATCAATGTAAGAATGATAGTAACGATTGTGAAGTCTATTCCTGTTAGGTAAGTTACGACTGCACCACCTGCCAATAATTGAACAGCAAATTGACAAATAGATAGAGCAGATAGACTAATAATATATAAAATTTGTACTCGTCTAGAATATCTAACATTCATGTATTCAGCTAGAGTATATCCATCTTTAAATTTATTTCTTAAATAATGCGCAAAGTACGCAAAGATACATAAGCATAAAATATTAGGAACAGTAAACCAGAATACTCCAGGTAATCCCTGTTGATATGCTTTTTGTGATGCTATGAATAGAGCGGGTGCCCATATCCAAGTTGCCGCTGTAGAAAAACCAGATTTAATATAACTAACCTTTCTATCAGCTACTAAAAAATTTGTATGTGTTTCGGATTTCTTCAAATAAAAATATGTTAATCC